TTAGTATATATATTATATATAAGTTATATAACTAGATATAACTAGATATATCTATTTACGAATTTTTTGGTATTTTTCAAAACCTCTGCTACCAAAATAAGCTACATATACAGTAACAAGGAGTGTTTTTAGAAGTTCTATCCATTCACTACCCACTTTAAAAGGACTATCACTACTGTCTAAAATAACAAACAAAGTAGTCATAAGAGTAAGATACAATAAGGTTAGTGGTCTAGTGTTTTTACTCAACCAACTATCAGAAGCCATATCAGCATCCCAACGCTTAGTAACTTGCTCCATTTCTAACTCATCCATTTTAAGCAGTTCTAACGCCTTTTCTTTTTCAAATGGGCTTAGAGTATTGTCTGTACTAATTAAGTTCTTTAAAACGCCTAAAAAGCCCTTATCAGGCAATGTATCGCCTATACTTTTAAACAGACCTTTCTCTCCTATAAGAAACTTACCTACTTTAGTATCTTTAAATCGCTTTTTCATATACTCTAAATTGTAACTGTATTAAGAATAAATACACATTGTATTCATCAAAAGGATATTCTTCATTTTTAGGATAGTAAGATACACCGCCTATAAATGCTGTTGGAAATAAAGCTATTATTGCTATGCTCATATTAGTAAGTCCAAATTACGCCTTGTGTCTTGTCTTGGTCTATGTCAGCGTGTATAAAAGTGTTTGCTATTCCTATCCTGCTAAAACCTACATCTAAAAGGCAATTAATTAAATCAAATCTATCTCTACTGTTGTTGCAAGCTATATCTACTGCTAGGCCTCTAAGATGTGAGCTATTTTCTTTGCCACCTACTTTTTCGTTATGTGCAGGTGTTCTAAAACCACTATTAATGTGTATAGGCTTGTCAAACTTTTCTCTTACTTCGTCTAACATTTGAAGTAATACTTTGTCCATTAACTGTCCACTACCTTGTACGTCTGGGCTATCAAACTCGCTGTAATTGAAGTACTTCATTTTTTCTTTCTTAACTGATGCCATTTCTGCAAGGTATAACCAATAGAAACAACAAGCAACAAAAGTTTTAACGTCAGTTCTATACCATCAACTGCGCTTATAGTCATTGCTGATAAATTTAACGCATAAACCTTGAAGCTATTTAAGTCCATAGATTAAAAGTTTCTACCTGCAAAAGTGTGTACGCCATTACCCTCTACTTCTATTTCGTATGATGCCCAACCATAAGGACTTTTATCTAAACCATCCCAAAGAACATCTACACTATATTTATCTGAATATGTAGGTGGAGTTACTTCTACAATATCTCCATCTTCTGTATCTTCATATACACCCTCTTGAGTTACTATATACCCAAGTTTTACAATAGTATGCCCACCCTCTAAATAGCTTTCTCCATCTATTTCTATATGTGGTAAAGCTGCTATCTTGCTTTCTGCCTGTTCTTGGCTGTCAAACTCGTATTTCTTAAATAGTTCCATTAGCTTGTAAGTGTTTGTAGTTCTGTGTCTGTTAATTCTTCATTAAACATCATAAATTGATTTGCAGAGTTTCTATAACCTGTATCAGCACTTGTTATTTGTTGCCCTATTAAAATATCGTTAAAGTCAAAATCAACAGTAGAAGCACCTGTAACAGTAACAGTAGTGCTTCCATTTATAGAGTACTTATATGAAGTGTCGCTTAAAAAAGAAATCGCAAACTTAAAAGATGCGCCTTGCGTTACAGTAGTTGTAATACTATCTACATCATTGTTTGTATTACGCCTATGTATTTGTATAAAACCACTATTGGTAAAAGCTAATCCAAGATATTTTACTGCGCTTGATATATCTAAAATTGACCAACCCCATTGATTTGTATTTATTAAATCTACATCATTATCTGAAAATACCGTAAAAGGATAATCAGTAGGCATACTTACAAAGTTTTCTAATTTAACAGTATCTGCTGTCCTTGTAACTGCTAAACCGCTTGTTGGTATGTATGATGTTGGATAGCTTCCTGCTTCTATTTGCGCTCCCCAAAAATATGCGAATTTTCCTGATGATGAGAAACGCGAATTATCAGAGGATGCGAAGCCAAAATCTATAAGGTTGTTTGATATACTACTTGTGGTTGTGTATTTTATTGTACATTTATACCAACCCTCTTTATAGGCTTTTATTTCAGCAGTCAAACCTGAATTTACAGTACCTAAAGCACCTGTATTTAAGTTAAAAGATGCTATTGGCTGGTTTGATAAAGCCAACGCCCTTATATATAAATAATCTTCATCGCCTTTTTTTCCAAAAATAGATACAGCATAACTTGTTAAAGTTGAGTGTGTAAAACTTGCTCTTGCATAAGGTGCAGTTCCTGTACTTGTAATTTTATCAGCATTAGTAGTGCCGTCTGGTGCAGTTGTATTGTTAGCTGTTACAGTTGAGTTATTTTTGTTCCAACTAAAATGGCTAAAATCTTCGCTATATGTTATACCATTAGTCCTTGTAGGCTCTAAAAGTAAATGTGGGTCTTGTGGGTTTGTAGGGTCATAGTTTAATCTTGCTACATTAGCTGCTACGCTTTCAATAAGACCATTTTTATTTATTCTAGTAGCTTCGCCCTCTGCATCTCCTGATACTGTAAAATCTCCTGCTGATGTATTAGGGATAACTGAATATAGTTTACCTGCTTTATATCCGCTTGGTATCTGTACTAAACTTGCTTTATCGTATAAACTCATAATAATGTATTGTTTATTGTGTGTACCATATTGCCTTGTGCTTCAACAGTACCACTATCATCTAAAACTCTTTTTCTATAATCGTTTGCATCTCCTGCTATATTCATAAAAGGATATTCTCCTACCCAACTAGAGCTATATATCTTTCCAAAACCTATTGCGTTTATCGCTGCTCCCCAATTTATTGCCATTTATAAACTTTTTTAGTTTTACTATATTTTTACTTTTTGGTTTGTATGTTTTTATCATAGAACCCACCCATTAAATAAACTATCTTTGTCAGGGTATATATCATCGTCAGAGTTTTGCTCATATTCAGGATATAAGTTGTTATTAAAACTCATATGGTCTATAAACCTTGTTGTGTAATACTCTGCTAAATTCCTTTCTTTTTGTACTAGAAAATCAACCTCATCTTTACTAGGTGTCTCTGCGTTTTCGCTTGTGTGCTTAAATAGTCCACCATTCTTTAACTGATATGCGCTATAAGGTAAATACTCCACCATTGCAAAATGAATAAGCATAGGAGCTAAATACTCATCTACTAGCGTTTGGTAATCGCCTGTTAAGTTACCTGCAATAATATCAGCTTGTAATTTATCATATAGCTTGCTACCTGTATAGTTTCTTATGTGTATCTCTTGTGCTATCTTGATAAACTGTATAAACTTATTGGTATCTACATTGCCATCAATGATACTATTTTTAACAAGGTCTGTTCTATTTATAAATAATGCAGTAGCCATATCTTAGTTTTTAAAACCCATTTTTTTCCAATATGCAGCAGTATAACCTTTATACTTCATATCTTTAGGTGCAACAGGTACTTTTTGTGCGTTTGTTTCAGGCTTAAATCCTTGACTTTTAGCTTCTGTTGTACTAATTACATTACCTAAACTTTTACTGCCCTCTTTACGTGCGTATATACGTCTAAACCATTTGTGTTGGCATCTTGCTCCACCTTTATACAGCCATACAGAATAAGTATCACTACCATTTTTTCCAAAGCCTGCATTAACAACTTTAGTTTCCATAGCTTTAATGTCTTCTTTCCTATATACCTTTTTAGCACTTATCATTTTCTTGCAAAACTCTCTAGATGTCTGTTTAGTGCGTGCAGGATTGTACATATACCTAACTAAGTAAACTTTATCTTCTTGTCCTTTTTGTTTACTCTTACCATCTTGCTCACTATCTTTATAAGGCTTTGCGCTTCCTGTATTAGCAAGTTCTACTAATTGTTCTTCGTTTAGCTCTTTTATTTTTTGCTCTACTTCTTCTTCTAAGTCATAATCAACTTCCTGCTCATCTATAACCTCAAACTCCTTTAGTAGTTCTTCTTCATCTTGTCCTAAGTCTATGAGCGCATCAGCTACATCTGTATCTACAAACTTATCCAAATCACTAGCTAGCTTAACGCCTGTTTCTTCTTCCTGTGTTTCAGCATCTACAAGGTCGCTGTCAATTTCTGTAAACTCTAGTGGTTGTAGTGTCTTGAAGTATAAGTTAAGTGAGATACCATTATACGCTAGTATCTTATCAAAAGCATCTATAAGTAAGTTCTGAAATGGTCTAATAACAGTATTGTCCATTAACGTACTAGCTGTCTTTAGTTCGTCTGCATTGTTTCCAAGCCCTGTATTGTCTTTAATTCCTATAAGCATAGGAGATACTACCCTGTGTGCTACAAGTATCTTACGGCTGCTCTCATCGCTTAAAAACTGATATTGGTTATGTGCATCGCTAAGTTGTACAGGGTCTATTGTAGCTGCTGTTTCTGGGCTGTCGTTAAAACTAAGTATAAACTTACCTGCATTACTACTTCCTGAAAACTTATCATAAATACGTCTTTCTATTGCTTCTCTTTCTTCTGCACTAGGAGTACCAGAATTAAAGTTAATAAGCATACTAGGGCTAAGACCTGATTGTATGTTATTGATATGAAAGTTAGATATTTCTTCTTCTAAATCTGCATATTGCAAACCACCTTGATAGTCAGGTGTAGAATAGTATTTGTACCCTGCTCTGTAAGGCTTTACATAAAGTATCTCAATAGCTTCATTACTTGTACCAAAAGCAGGTATGCGCTTCACTTGGTTAATACGGTTGTATTTAGCCCAATCGCTAGAGTAGTAATATGCTTCTATCTCTCCTTTATCATTGCACTTTTCAGCAGCTAGGGTTTCAACAGGCATATGCTCTACCCTTGCTATTTTCTTTCTATCTTTAGAATAAATAACTTGCATAGAACATTGTCCGAATAGCTTTAAATCGCTTGCTAATTTTCTTACACAATCTTTATGAAACAAAGTAATGGCTTGAGCATAAGCATCAGGCTTCTTACTGCTGTCTGTTGCATCTAAACCTTTGCCATATATCATCTCGCTTAATGCGTTTATAATGGCATTGTTAGTAGGGCTACCATTGTATCTATCTATAAGATACTGAAAGTATGAGTTTTTATCTCCGTATGTTACAAAAGCCTTATTCTTCTTTTCTTCAATAGTAGGGCTTACATAATTCGATAAACTTAATGCGTGTATCATAATACTATATAGTCGTTATTGTGTGTATCGTTTGTCTCGTAAACGTCTTTATTTACATCATATTTACTTTGTGTAACAGGTGTCTGGTCTGTGCAAAATAACTTATCTTTATATACAAGTGTGTCATCAGATTTCTTAACCTCTAAGGTATAAAAATGTGCTTCTCTAAATGGTGCATTACTGCTACCAAATGTCATACTAGCTGTTAGGTAATTCTTATTACTATCAACTGTTGTAGAAGCTGTTATTGTTTCTGACTTATTAGTCTGCTCGTCTGTTACAGTATATGTAAGAGTTTCAGTAGCATATACTCTTGGTATATACTTAAATGTTTGCGTTTGTGAAACTGATACAATCTTCATATAAGTATAACGTACAAATATGGATATTTACTATATGGCAAAAAAAAAGGGAGCATATAGCTCCCCTTTATTAACTCATCCTACAACCTCTAAGCATCAGGGTCAATAGGAGATGTTGCACTTACATCTGGAGCAGTTGAAAAGAAAGGTGGTGCTGTCTCTTGCGCTGTTGCTACAAGTGTAAAGCCTGATAGGTCTCCCATAGCTGCACCTGTTACAATAGTTCCACCTGTTATTTCCGCTCCGTGTTCCTTACCAATCAAGAAATAGTTACCATTATAGTCCTCAACTACATAATGCGCTCTACCTGCATTTAATAGTTTGATTTCTTCCTGTGTCGCTACATCTAAATAAGTAAATGTTACGTTAAGTGTTGTTTCATAGAAAGTAGTACCATTTTCTCTAGATGATGTTACAGATGTTTCTAAGCTAGAATTACCTTTAATATCAAATTGAAAAAACTCTGCACTTCCATCACTAGGAAGCGTAATAGTACCACTTGCATCAGTTAAGTCTGCTACTGTCGATGAGTAGTCAAGAATATAGATAGCCTTTAGACCACCTACTGAATTTTTACAAGGTAAACTTCTACCTTTAGTTACTGCACAAGCCATATTTATATTTTTAGTAAAAAAGGGCAGGTAGGCATTGACCTATCCCACCCCTTTTATGTTAGTTAAAATTATGAGTAAAGAACAATATCGCCTCTTACTCCGTACTGTACACCTGCTGTATAGCGCATTACTACACGTACATTCTGTGAACCATCTAGGTCAGCCATATCAATAACTTTAACCTCGTTACGGTCATCAAGAAGCCCTGTTCCAAAAAATAAATTTGACGCTTGTGAGGCAATTGCTGTGTTATCAGCAAGTCCTTTAGCTACAACAATGTTGATACCCTCAAAAGAAAGCTGACCACCGTTGTACCATTGTGAACCTTTGTTATCTGTACCT